ACCGCCCGAACTGGTTCCGGCAGGCAATTTCGCATGATGTCCAAAGCTACAAAACCAGCCCCCATCGCCCGCCGACGCTGGCGCGCATTCCTGATAACCGGCGCGCGCATCGGCCTCAAATCGAGGTCCAGTTGAAACGACTTCGTCGGCGGGGCGGCAGCGCGACGGACGTTACAAATCAGGTGCGCCGGCCGCAAATTATTTGGATCATCGCTCCCGCCCTTGGTCACCGGAATGTAATGATCGAGCGAGAGTGATCGCGGGTGCGGATGTTTGAGGCGGCGATCGATCTTGCGTTCACACAACCAACATCGATAGCCCTCGCGTGCGGCGATGACGGCGCGCAGGCGCGTCGAGATGTTGGGCAAAGGTGTGGCGATCGATCGGCGAGCGGCCGCGGATGGCCGCGGGCGTCCGGTTCGCTTTTCCCAATAGCATCCAGGGCTGCAAAACGGCTGTTCCGATCGCCCTCTGTGAGGGCGGAATGGATCACCGCAATTTTTGCAAGTATTGAACCTTATTTTCGCTACATCTGCACAGCGGCGCGAACAAAACTTACCGCCGTAACGTATGAATGGTTGCCGGCAAAATGCACATATCGCCGTCCGCGCGGCTTCCGCGCATTCTGACGAGCAGAATTTAGTCGCGGCTGGCGCGTTTCGGAGTGATTTTTGACAATTGGCGCAGGGTTTATCTTTTGTCAGGCGGTGCAAACGATGGTGTGCCGCTTTGCCACATTTTGGCGAGCAATAGCCTCTAGATCGGCGGCGATCCGGAATAAACATTCGGTGACATTCGCGGCATTCGATCGGAGCGCGGATTTTGGGCGGGCGTCCGCCCCTGCGTCGCGAGCCGCCGCGCACAATCGGGAGGTCTTGCCACAAGGGGAATTGCATCGGCTATAACCCTCCCCTGTCTTGTTCTCATGTCATTCGATCATGCGCAAATGATCCGTTCAACCCCGCCAAAGCCCCGACGAAAGGGCGGCATCGGACGTCCACCCGCACCCGTAGCGATGCTGAAAATCCGCGGGACATTCCGCGGCGATCGGCACGAAAGCGGCGGCGAACCCCAGGCGGTCGGCGATCTCGCGACGAAAGCGCCGCCCGATTGGATGACGCCGAGCATGCGGGATTTCTGGACCGAGACGCTGGTCGACGCGCCCAAGGATATTTTGCGGCGGATCGATTGGGCGTTGTTCGCGGGATATGTCGAGACGTGGGATCGCTACACCAGACTAGTGCGCGCGCAACAGCGTCTCGACGCGGGCCAGGATCTCCCGTTCTTGATCAAAGGCGCGTCGGGTCCGCATATCTCCCCTTATCTGCGGCAGATGGATCGGTGTCTGTTGTTGCTGGCGCGGTATGGCGGCGAGATGGGGTTCACCCCGGCAGGGCGCGCGCGGCTGGCGGTCGCACGATTGCAAGACGAGGACGACGACGCGCAAAGTTGGGCGGCCCTGCGCCAGCTGCGGGTTATTGACGGAGGAAAGGACAGCTGATGCCTGAGACACGATCCGGCGCATTAGGACGCGCGGCACGATTGGGGTTCCCGCGGTCATCGGTCGTCAAGTCGTCCGGCGGCGGCTATTTCATTGCACCCCGCGGCGTTACTGCGACCGGTGCGAAGCATGCTTATGCCGAATGCAGGAACGGCGGCGGGTCTAAGCGGATGTGCGCGGGCGTCGCCCATAAAGTCCAAGGCGGCAGGCGGCGCTGATGACGATCCGGATCAATCTGTTCGTGAAGGGCACCCCTGATCAGATTGGTCTGCGGCGCTGGTCATTGGTTCCCCGCATCGGCGACGACATGGTCGTCACGGTCAACGGCGAAAACGTCCTCTTACGAGTGACGCGGGTCGTTTGGGGTGTGACCGAACCTAGTCGCCAGGACGCCGAGGCGGAAGTCTCGATCGAATTGGACAAGGTCCCGGACAGCGATTGAGCCCACACCTTGTCGAGGCGATCCAGTATGCGCAGGACGTCGCGTCCGGGCGGATCGCGGCAGGTCGTTGGGCGCGGGCCGCATGCGCGCGGTTCCTGGCGGACCTCGAGCTAGCCAAGCGTCCGCGGTCGCGCTGGCGCTTCGACGAAGGCAGGGCGGAATTTCCGATCGCGTTCGCGGGGCTGCTAGTCAACGTCAAAGGACCGCAGGCCGGCGAGACGATCGAACTCCTGGCGTTCCAGAAATGGATGCTGGCGAACCTGTTCGGCTTTGTGGAGCGCAGGACCGGCCGCCGGCGGTTTCGGCAGGCATCGATTTGGATTCCGCGCGGCAATGGCAAGTCGACATTGGCGGCGATCCTCGCGCTATCCGTCACGTTCACCGAGAACGAGGGCGGCGCCGAGGGTTATGCGGCGGCGGTGTCGCGCGACCAGGCCCGCATCGTCCTGGCGCTGGCGAAATCGATGAGCGAGCGCACCCCGGAGTTCCGGCGGCAGTATGGCGTCCAGGTGAACGCCCAGGCGATTTCGCAGGCGCGGACGGGATCGTCGTTTAAAGCGCTGTCGTCGCACGCGCGGGCCCTCGACGGGCTCAACGTCTATTTCGCAGTGCTGGACGAGATCGGATCGCACAAGTCGGCGGCGGTTTACAATGCGTTGATCACCGCGACCGGTAAGCGTGCCGAGCCCCTGCTGATCTCGATCTCGACGGCGACGGATCAGACGACCGGCGTCGGCAAAACCGTCTGGGATTACACCGAAAGCGTTCTGTCCGGACAGCTGCGCGACGATCAGTTTTTTGGCGTGATTTTCGATGTCGACCAGGGTGACGATCCTTGGTCGGAAACGTCCTGGCGCAAAGCAAACCCCGGATGGGGAGTCCTGGTCCAGCCCGAGGCGATCCGCGCGCTGGCGCGGCAGGCGCTGGCGTCGCCGGCTCTGCAGGCGGCGTTTAAGACGCGACATCTGAATGTCTGGGTGTCGGCGCAGAATGCGCTATTCGACAGCGACGCCTGGAAAGCGTGCGCTGATCCGGACCTCCGCCTCGAGGATTTCGAGGGCGAGGAGTGTTTCGCGGCAATCGACATGGCGACGCGGATCGACATCGCGGCCGGCGCGATCATCTTCCCGCGGCGTGATCCGGACGATCCGCAGAAAGTCACCTATGCGGCATTTGCGCAGGCATGGTTGCCCGAGGCGGCGGTCGACAGCGAACGCAGTCCGTTCTATCCGCAATGGGCCGAGGCCGGCGCGCTGACCGTCACTCCGGGCGAGACGACGTCATTCGAGGCGATCGAGGATTGGCTCCACGAAATCGGATCGCGGTTCGATCTCCGGGCGACGGCTTACGATCCCTATTCGATGATGCAGTTCGCGCAGCGACTGACGAATGACGGGTTTCCGATGTTCGAATATCGGTCGTCGACGCTGAACTTCTCGGAACCGACAAAGCTGCTGGACGCGTTGATGCGCGAACGGCGCATCCGGCATAACGGCGATCCCGTCCTGGCATGGTGCATCGGGAACGTCGTCGGTCACTACGACAACAGATCGAACGTCTATCCGCGCAAGGACGCGCCCGAGAAAAAGATCGACAACGCGATCGCGCTGATCATGGCGCTAGGCGTCTCGATCGCGAGCGAGCGCGACAGCGATTTCATCTATCAGGACGGGCGCGAACTCCTCGTTTTCTAAACCATTAGAATTACTCACTAAAAACCCGGAAAAGCACTTCTATTTTTTACGTAAATAATTATATTTAGGGTGTCACAGCACCCCAAAAACAAGGAGTCATCCAATGGCAGATCGTTATGGACAGCGCGTCGAAATCCGCGGCGGCATGTCGGAGTTTGTCGGCAAGACGGGGCGGATCGTCGCGAAAGAGGGTCCAGCGTTCTATCGCGTCGAACTCGATCGGCCGGTTCATATTCGCGGCGTCGGCATGGTCGCCGACGATCTTTGGGAGGGCCGGCTATTGCGGACGATCCGCAATCGTCCGGTGTCCGTCGAGGACATCGCGACCAGCCCGGCAGGCTGGCGGTAATGGCCCTTCCCTCGGCAGAGCAAGAGCAGCAAGTCAAATGGGATTTGCTGCTCGCCGATTTCGAACTCCGGTTGGAACAGGTCCGTCAGATCAAAAGCTTTGAGCCCAGGCGGCTCCTGTTCCAAGGACTGACAGCGTTTGCGGCGATCTTCGCGGCCGGCGGCGTTGTCGGCGGATTGCTCGTCCGCCTCCTGTCCGGTGGAGGATGAATGAACGATCTCACCCAATTCGGCGCATTGGTCGCGCTATGGGTCGGCGGACTCGGCTTGTTCGCCTTCATGTTCCAGCGTCTCGAAAAGCGTATCGATCGGCTCGAAACCGAGATGCGTGATGGTTTCAAAGGATTGCGCAGCGACCTCGCCGAAGAATTCCGCGCGCAACGCGCAGAGGTCGCGGCGCAAGTCAGCGCCATCACCAACGCAATAATCGCCAGCCGTGGCGAATGAAAATGGACCAATACCCGATGACGATCAATCCCGACGTTAAGGGCGGCTGGCGGCGCGCTTGGCTTGCAGTGCTGGCATCATTGGCGACGGGCGCGTTTGATTTTTGGGCCTGGCGCATGGCTCGCCAGTGTGCCCACACGACCGCGCGTCTATGTCGTCCATTTCGACGGGCCCCTGACTGTGAGGCTGGAAAAATGACAATGGCAAAGGTCTTTTATTTCCGGAAGAACGCGCGTCCGGACGGTGTCCCCGGTCTGGCGCGCGGCTGGTATTACCAGATCGATCTCATGTCCCCGGTCGGGCCGCATCCGACCCGCGCCGAGGCGGTCAAGGCGGCGCAGATTGCCGCCGACATCGAAACGGCCCGCAAGGCCCTTCTGAGCGACCCCAAGGTGCGCATCGGATCCGCGGTGATGCGGGACTATCTCGACGAAAGGAAGCGCTGAGATGCCCGCGGGACGCCCCCGGCGGGTCGCGGCGGTCGGCCATGCGCCGTCGCTCCTCGACGCCGCGCTATTGACCCAGGTCGAAACGTGGCGCCGTCAGCAGCCCGAGCGGCTGAGCCTAAAAACCGCGGTTGAGCGGCTGTTGCTGCGCGGGTTGCGCGCGGAGCGCGACGACGAAACCCTCGGCATGACCTGCCCCGAATGCGGCGGCGAGGACATCGAGGACATCACCATTCCGGTGCGCTGCCGCGACTGCGGACATCGCGGCGACCCGGACGAGTTTTTGCCAAAGGAGTCCACGACATGAGCAAAACTCAAACCGCCCGGAAACCCCGTCCGACGATAGACGAACGCATGCGCCCCCTCGCTCTGATTTTCTGGCGAATGGCGCACAACGATCGTGACAACAAGCTCACCATCGATGAGCAAGCGGTGTCAGTGATGGCCGCGGCGCTGGGGAAATTGCTAGAGAAATTTGGGCGAGATCAATTTACTAAGGGGATGGCGGCGGCCATGACAAGAATCTGGTCAGACTGCGCCAAAGACCAATGCGCCATCAGGGACGGGACCCCGGCCGCCTAAGCTGGGAATCCGGCTGGTAGGCCACCAAATGAGGGAGCGGGCTTCGGCCCGCTCTTTTTTTTTACGGTGCGCGCTATGAGTTGGATCGCCCCGGACCCCGCATCCTACGCCGGCAAGGGCGAGGGCAGCGGGCATTGTGTCGCCTTCGTCCAGGCCGCGGCGCACGCGCCCCACACGTCTTACTGGCGGCGTGGCGTCAAGGTCCGCGGCAACCAGGTCGCGACCGGGACGGCGATCGCCACGTTCAGTCGGGACGGCCGCTATGAGAACCGGCTCGACGGTGCCTCGCATGCGGCGATCCTGATCGCCCAGGATGGCGGCGGGCTCCGCGTGTGGGACCAGTGGAAGGGCCACCCGGTAAGTCAGAGGACGATCCGCTGGAAGGGCGGCCAGGGCACCGCGAACAATGATGGCGACGCCTTTTTCGTGATCGAGGGCCCGCCCCCCGCCGCGGCCTAAGAATGGGAAAGTTTGGGAAGGTTTGGGATCAGGCGGCGATCTCGATCGCCCATCCGTGACTCTTGCGGTTGACGATGCGGATGATCCCCGGATAGGTCCGGCGCAGACGGCGGATGCAGTCGCGCTCCATCGCTTGCGTCCGGTAGTCGCGGCATCCGCCCGCGGTGTCCCAATGCAGGTTGACCCAATAGATATACTGCGCGCAGACGACGCCGCCGTCCTCGGCGATGCAGCGCGCGCATAGTTCATAGTCCTCCTTGACCGGATAGCTTTCGTCGAAATAGGTGCGCCCGTCGTTGACGATCCCCATGCAGCTGGCGGTAACGTAGGATCGCCAGCGAAACGGCCAGTAGGGATAGATCGAGCGGGTCGCGCCGTCGGTCGCCACGCCCCAGATGCGATAGGACAGCTGTTCGGTCAGATCGAACAGCTTGACGAATTCCCCGATCCAGATCCGCTCGGCGAGGCGGACGCGCATCGTGTCGCGTTCGCGCAGTTTCGAATATCCGGCATAGTGCGAGTCGTCGTCGATCATCACCACCCGGCGGTCCTCGGTGCTGCGCAATATCCAGTTGCGCGTCGCGGTGATCCCGTGGATTTCATCCGGGACGGCGACGACGTGGCGCGCGCCCATCCGCTGATAGGCCGGCGCCTCGAGCGCAGGGACGAACAACGTCGCGGACGGCAGGACGGTCTGCGTCGTCACCCGGCCGGCGCGGCCCTTACTCGGGACGGCGATCAGCATCGCGGACGATCCGTCCAGGCGACGGCGGTCGTTGCTTGACTTGCGACGTCTGCGGGTTCTGTCCGCCCTTGCGGGTCCGGCCCGCGCGCAGGCCCTGGCGCAGCTGGACGGCCGGCCGCTCGATCAGGCGCAGGACGTCCGCGGCGGCGACGACGCGTTGCGTTCCGACATCATCAAACGGCGAGCCCTTTTTGTAGCCCCCGCGGCGCACCGGGACGAGCGACAGCGCGACCTTGAGCCGTTCCCATTCGGCGGCGTCCTGGCACATGATGACGGCATATTCGCGGGCGGGTTCCAGTTGCAGCGCCTGCGGCAGCTCACCCCCGAAATCGTCGCGCGCGGTCGCGTCCGCGGTCGCGAACCCGAGCATTTCGAGATCAAAGCCCTCGTTGTGCAAGTCGGCGAGTTCGACCCGCAGCAATCCGTTGTCCCAGGCGGCGTTGAGGGCGATTTGATTGTCGGCGACGCGATAGGCGCGCTTTTGCGCGGCGGTCCAGCCGCGGGCGACGATCACCGGGACCTCGAGCAGGTCCAGCTGCGGCGCGGCGAGCACGCGCCCGTGTCCGGCGATGATCAGGTCCGCTTCGTCGATCAGGACCGGCATCGTCCAGCCAAATTCGCGGATCGAGGCGGCGATCGTCGCAATCTGTTTCGCGGTGTGTTTCCGGGCGTTACGCGCATAGGGGATCAGCTTGTCGACCGGGCGGCGCCCGATCGTCTCGATCGGCCAAGGGCGCGCGGCGGCGGTGTCAGACATCGGCGCCGGCGGCAAAAGAGCGGGCGGCCGGGCCGCCCAAGTCTGGGAGGATTAAACGCGAAACGACGCTGTCTCGTCTCACCCCCGGCACCTTACGTGAAACGAGCCCGGTCGCCGAGCGCGAACAGCGGTCCAGCACTTCGGGCTTTCGGGAACAGCACCGCTTCGGCATAGACCCAGAGGGCGAGCGCGTCCGCCTCGTCCTCGCTGACATCGGGCCAGCCATAGACGGCGCACATCTTTTGCGTCGCAGCCTTTTTGTTCTCGCGTCCGCCCCACGAGCCGTTGCCGGTGAAGTGGCGGCAGATGACGTTGGATTGCTCCTCGCGGCAGGGGAGCCCGCGCTCGTGCGCGATCATCTCGACCAGGCCGCACATCGCGAACAGCCGGCGCACCACGTAAATGTCGATCGGCGTCGACGAACTCGGCGTCGTCGAGATCACTTGGCCGGTTTTCGTGCGGACCTTTTTCGGCGCGAACCGCGGCACATAGGGCGCCTCGAATACGACCATCCGCGGCTGGGATTTGGCGCAGCAGCGATCGAGCCAGACGCGGAATTGCGCCAGGACCTCGCCGGTGGCGTCGCGCGGTTTGCCCGAGCGGAAATGCCCAAAAGCGGGACGGTCGCCCGGCATGCCATAGGCCCAGCCGGTCGTTGTCGCGACGTCGAGCGCGAGGATGCCGCCGGTCATCAGATCATGCCGAAATGCCGGCGATCGGCGATGCGTTGCTGCTGCTCGCGCTCCAACTTCTGCTCGATCTCGGTGAAGTCGAGAGACCGCATGGCTTCGTCGACAGGGGCCAAGCTTTCGAGAAAGACGCGGGCGGCGTCCGACAGCACCGCCAAGGAGACAATCTGGGTTCGCAGTTCGAGGCTCTGTTTCTCGATCTTGGTGATGGCGGCCTTCATCATCGCCTCGATCGAAGTCTTGGCGACCCGGCGCAGTTCGGCCCGACGCGAGTTGAGCGCGTTTTCGCCGCGCCCCGACCAGCTCATGTCGATCGCCGGCGCAAACGATTTCGGGATGCCAAGGTCTTCGCAACGGGCCGCTATTTTGGCTTGGGACTCGGCGACGACTTTCTGCGCCTCCTCGGTCGCCGCCTGCCAGATTTCGTCTTGATCCCAGGAATAGACTGCGGCCAATTTCTTCTCGAAATCGGCGATGCAGTGCGCTGCCTGTTCCTCGGCGTGGGCCTTGAGGACCTTCGCCCGATCCTTGATGATCATGCTCAGGTCGTGGGTCTCGTTGCGGCTCAGCACGCGGCCGTTTTGAATCATCATCGGGTTTCTCCGGGCCAGACTTCGCCGAGCGTGGCGAAGGCGGTCGTTGTCGCGACATCGAGCGCGAGCAATCCACCGGTCACAGGCTCCCTCCCAGAGCCCGCTGAATGTGGGGTAAACCTCCCGGCATCATCTTATCTAATCGCAAGGCGGCCCTCCTATGGTCCCTGAACCGCTCCCCAGCCCCACAAAAAACCGCAACGATGTCGCAACGGCAGGGGCGCCAGCCGCAATTTCTTGCGATTTTATTGCAGCAATTTGATCCGCCACCATTTTGCCCTGGGCGCAGTCATGCGGTGCCCGCGGCGCAGTCATGCGGTGCCCGCGGCGCAGTCATGCGGTGCCCGCGGCGTCGTCGCCGAGGTGCAACCGCGCCGCCTGCAGCGCCTCGGTGGCGTCCTTGCGCGGACGGCCGCGGGGCCGTCGCGGTTGATGCACCGGCTGTTCGTCAAAGGATCGCGGCTTGCGCGCCCGCCTCCCCGCTGGCGGGTGCGCGGCATGGATCGCCTCGGCGCGGTTCATCGCGGCATCGCCGAGCGGCGTGCCGGCGAGCATCCCCAAGGCGCGGCGATAGCTGTCGAGGAGCGCATAGCGGGAATGGCGGGCGGGCTCCTCCATCTGCCGCTCGCGGACGATCTCGCGCAGGATCGTCGTATCAAAGCCGGCGTCCTTGGCCTCGGCATAGATTTCTTTGATCTCGACGTTGAGGTCGTTGCGCTCGTTGTGCTTTTCCTCGATCCGCCCGACGTAGCGTTGCAGCGCGGTTTCGTTGATGACCCCGCCGAACTGGTCGGGGATTTCATCCCGCAGTGTCTTTGCCATAAATCATACCCTCGTCTTGGTTCGCACCCATCCGAGACCCAGGAGCATTATCGCGAACAACCCAAGCGTCGCGGGCTCGGGAACCCCGCTGAATTCCATCGTCGCCTCGAGGTCCTGATCCGCGGCGGTGAAAGCGGCATCAAACAGTTCGGCATTGCTGGCGATCGCCGGCAAACCGGCATCGGTAAAGGCGGCGTCGAGGGCGCCCGCCGTCGGCGGGAACGTCTCGGTATTGAGCACGGCGCCGTTGACCAGCATCGTCTCGGTGACAGGACCAGGCGCGCCGACCAGGCCGTTGTAAGTATCGGTCGTCAACCCGGCAAGCCCGGCCGGCACTGCAAGCCCGGTCTGCGTCGCGGTGATATCGAGAGTATGACCCGCACCGGTGGCCCCGGTTACACTGAGGGTAACAGTGCCGAGATCGGGTGCAGGCACCGCCGGCACCCCGGTTATGTCGATTGTCACGTCCGAGAAATTCGGATCACCGGTCAAGGTGCCGATCAAGTTGCCGGGCGACGGCGTGGTTTCGAGCAAGGTTTGCGGCACCCCGTTATCGGTCAGGGTAAGCGTCAGGGTTGCGTGCGCCGGTCCGGCGGACGCAAGCGCCGCGGCAGCAGCTGCGGCGATGATCAAGGAACGCATGCTTGTTCTCCTCTCGGGTTCAAATTGCGGTGCGATATCCAGCGGCGCGCGAACCAGTAATCTGCCGCCGCAGGCAGTGCAGCCCGGCCCTTTGTCATTCCCCGTACAGGCACCAAACGGGTCGATAACCCAGCAGCCGGCGCGATGGTCGCACTCGCCCGGCCGGATCGCCTCACGGTGCGGGCGCCATTTGTCGATTAGGGCTTGCGGTGTCACGGTCATTCCGCCGCTTCCGTCGCGCTGAGCCCGAGCCCGGCCTGGATCGCAGCGAGGTCGCGCGCGTCCGCGGGACGATCGGCGAAGGCTGCACGGTTGCGCTCGGCAAAGATGGCGAGGTTCGCGCGTATCTGGACGCACACCGCCTCGACATGGGCGATGTCCTCGGGCGTCGGGTCCGGGCGGCGCTCCGGCCGCGGCGGTGTCAGGCTGTATTTGCCGCCGGTCATCATCTCGACCACCTGGTTGACGAAAACCCCGTCGAACCAATCGCCGCGCGGATCACCGCCATACTTCTGCGAGAAGTCAGCAAGCCGCACCCGCCGCCAACCGTAGCGGTAGCCGTGAAATTGCATCCGCTCGATAGCATCAAGCGCGGCAAAACCGCCGGCCTCGACCCGATCGACCAGCGCGCGGCGGTGATCTTCGGACGGGAAGAAAAGATCACTCATTTTGGCCGCCGCGGCTTCCAGGTCCGCCAATCGCCGGGGTGCGGTGCGGCCGGCTCTATAGGCTTCGGCGGTTTGACTATTTTCTCGACTTCATGCAGCCGCACATCAATACCATCGACTCGCTTTTCCGTTTGTATTTGTCGCACGTCAAGGCTGGCGACGCGGGCAGTAAAGTCGAAATGTAATTGTTGCACCACTTCCGACGCTTTATCAATCGCCTCATTCGTCATTTGCTGTGCAGACACTTCGCGATCAAATAAATCACCGTGCACGAGGCGGGCTTGAAAGGTCGGCAATTTGACGCCCATTATTTTCGCGTAATCGGGCATGAAATAGGCAAAAAGGACATCGGCGGCTTCGCGTTTGAACGCGAGAACGGCTTTGCGCTTCGCCTCGTCTTTAATATGGCCGGTTTCGACACCCAGCAACCAATAGTGCAGCAAGCGTAGCTGCAAGCAATTTATCCGTTGCGGGCCGCCACCCGGAAATAGAAACGGAACCTGCATAATACAGGCTCCGTCGCGCAAGATTTCGTCACGATTAATCCGCTGCCGCTGGCCCTCTGGATCAATTGTAATTTCATCGCAGATCGGGGCGATTGGCACCCAAATCACGCGTTGCTCTTTAATCGCGTAAAAGTTAGCGCCCCGTAATTCAAATTCATAGACTGACGCCATGTGTCACGCTGCCTCCCTGGCGAATAGCTCGGCTTGCCGCGCCTTGATCCGCGCCAGGTGCTGCGGATAGCGGTCATCGTCAAAGTCGCCGGCTTGACGCTCGCGCGCGCATCGGTCGATCAGTTCGGATAAGCCGTCGTCGCGGCCCCCGGCAAACGACAGCAGCAGCCCGCGTTGCTGCGCCCGCGGATTAAGCCCGAGGGCGCGCGGGTTCGTCCCTTCCTGTCGTCGCGATTGCCGAGCCCCCCACCGCGTGGGGGGTTGGGGGGAACCACGGGGGAAGTCTGAGTCTTTAAGGGGGGTGTGGGGGGAAGGCGCCGTGACGGCAGGCGCAACCTGCTGATCTGATTGAATTGGCGTAACGGGTGACGGGGGGAGTGACGCCTCGCCAAAAAACTCGCCCTGTCGGTCGTCATCCTGGCGCTTGCGCCGGCGATATCGGCGCATCCGTTCGGCGCCGGCGGTGACCTTGCGCTTAACCTCTTGCGCCGCGGCGACCGCCGTTTGCCCCTGGCGCTTCGCCCAATTGGCGATGGTGTCGCCGGCGAGGCGGCCAAACTTGCGCAAGCTGGCGATGATGCGCTCGACCGCCTCGGGTGCGATCCGCAGCCACGCGGCCCAGACCCGCGGATCGAACCCGGCGATCGAGCCGGTATCGGGCGCGTGCTCGGTCGTCCAGGTCAGCAACTCGACAAAGGTTGCCCCGACCAGGCCGGGCGAGGTTCCGGCATCATCGGCGACCGCGAGCCACAGCGGGTCGGTCAAGGCATGCGGATAGAGCTTGCACCAGCGCTCGGACATCGCGCTCTCGCCGTCACAAGAGGACAGCAGGGCGGCGGGCTTGCGCCCCGGCGAACGGTTCCCATTTCGTTGCTGTCGACATCTAGGGCCTCCCCGGCTGGGGTGTTGACAATTTCCCCAAAAGCCCCCGGCCTACCCCGGCCGGGGGCTTCGTCATCTCGGTACGGGAGGGGCTTTCACGCAAATAGCTGGCATGGCTTAAGACCCCCCGATTTGATAAATTCGCGGCTGGATTTGTGTCCCTGCGGGAGCAGGTCCGACTGGATCAGGATTTCACGGCGACGCGGAAAGGCCCGTCAAGCAGATTTTCCGGTTCGCGTAGGCTTGGACAAAGCCGCTATTTGCCAAACGCATGAACTAATGTCGAAATCTGGCGACCAGTCTAACCATATTGGAATTTCGATTAGGGGTTTGGTTTGATCACCGAGCGTGGCCGATAGTAGACGGTCGCCGAATATGTCCCGCGATCGGTGACCTCGACCTTCAAAAAGCGCTGCACCCCGCCCTCGTCGGGTGTCGTTGTGTCATCGACGATATCCAGCGCCGGCGCCTCGACATCCGGCGCGACCGACCGGGCGAGTTCGCGCAGCAGTTCCGCCCGGCGTTCCGGAGCGAGTTGCGGCCACAGCGCGAGGATTTGGTCCTTTGGTTCCATCGGTGCCATCTCGACAAAAAAATCCCACGGTCGGACGTTGAATGCCGGGGCCAGGCGGTACATCCACTCGATGGTCAACCGCTGGCGGCCGAGTTCGAGGCGGTTGATCGTTTCGCCCGTCGTCATCGGCCGGCATCGATCGGCGACCTGGCGCAGCGTCAGACCCGCCGCCGCCCGCAATTCCGCCAGTCGATGATCATGGCGCGATCTCGCCATGCGGTAAATCTGCCTCCTGTAAGTTTCTCGTCAGCGAACATTTTATATTTTCCAACCACGATGTAGCCCCGCCATTTTCGCATAACCAATTCAACCAATTAACCAAACATCTGGATCACAACGCCACGCAACTGTCTGAAATTGCGCGAATCGCCTCTTGACAGAGGCGCGATCGAGGGCCTGAAATTAACCGCAACGAAGAACGCGTGACCCAAGTCACGGCGTCTGGGAACAAGAACCGTCTTCTGGTAATGAGGGAGGCGACAAAGTGAAACTGCGCGAATGGCTTGAAAAAAAAGACCTGATCGTTCCCGAATTCGCCCGTATCTTACGAGTCGCGCCATCAACTATTTACAATTGGCTCAACGATCCCCACGCCGTCCCAAATCACACCAAGGTTTGCGCGGTCTATAAAGTCACGCGCGGCCAGGTGCCGCCGTGCGATCTCCATCATCTCGAATGCCCCTACCGGGCTGCGGCCTTGAAAGCCCAACTCGCTGACGCGGAGGAGCCGCGCGAAACCGCCGCTCGATGATCCGTTTCGTCATCGATGAGCCGGCGTTTCGGCGCCTCGTCGCCGGTCAGCCGCTTACCGTCGAGGGCGTCGAGATCACGATCTCGCCAATGATCGGCTGGGTTCGGTTGACGCGGGCGATCCTCGACGCGGTGGCGCCGGCGGCGCGCGACGCTACCGCACCGCTTCCCGAGGCGCGGCAGGGCGGCCCACCAGATCCGCCGCAGGCGCGCGAATTCCTACCGAGGAGTGGACGGCGATGACCGGGCTCGCGACAGTCATCCGGTGTAGTGCCCTAACGGCATACCCCGATTGCAACCGGCGCGGTGCGGCGCGGTTGTTCTGGCGCGAGATCAGCAGCATGGGTTTTCGGCTGCGGTCGACGCCGCGCGGCATCGGCGCCGCGATCGGTAGCGCGGTGCACCGAGCGGCCGAAGCGCGCGAGTTCCTGCCCTACCACCACACCCCGCGGCGGCCGGGATGAGCCGCGGCGATCTTCGGCGCCGAGCGCGGATCGTCTCCGCATTCGCCTGGTTTGCGCTCAGTGCTTATCTGTTTCATCTCGCCTGGCACCTTCGATGACCGCGCTCCCCACGATCATCCGCTGCTCCGCGCTGACGGCCTACCCCGATTGCAACCGGCGCGGCGCGGCGCGGCTGTTCTGGCGCGAGATCAGCAGCATGGGTTTTCGGCTGCGGTCGACGCCGCGCGGCATCGGCGCCGCGATCGGTAGCGCGGTGCACCGAGCGGCCGAGGTCATCCTCCGGGAAAAGGCCGAAAGCGGCACTCTGCCGCCGTCGACGGTCGCCGCTGATTGCGCGGCCGAGACGCTACTCGAAGGATTGCGCGAGGGTGTCGAGTTCGACCGGGTGACCGCGAACCAGGTCGAGGGCGAGGTTACCGCGGTCGGCATGGCGCGCGCCTATCATCGCGTCGTGGCGCCGACAGTTGACGCGGTGCTGATCGAAGAAAGGCTAGAGGCCGAGGTTGCGCCCGGTCTGATCCTGTCGGGCCAGCCCGACGTCGTGGCGCGCGAGCCGCATCGGGTCCGCGACCTAAAGACCTCGATCCGCGACGGCGGCAGTCACGCGCCACAAATCGGCGCGTACAGCTTGTTGGCCCGTAGTCACGGGCTCGACATCGCCGAGGCGGCGGTCGACAGCATCAAGCGCGTGGCGATCGGCAAGCCGCAGCCCGATCCGGTATCGCGGCCGGTGGCGGTCGCCACGGCGGAAAGCGCTGCGGCGAATATCATCAAGCATATCGAAGGCGATTTACGGACCTTCCGGAAAGGCGATCCGGCGCGAAGGATCCTCCCCGGCGATCCTTGGAGTTTTCAAGCAAATCCAAATTCTATCTTATGCTCGGCGAAGTATTGCCCGGCACACGGCACTGAGTTTTGCCACGAATGGCAAGAGAAATGATTAAAGCACCTTTTGGCATGGCAGGCGCGGCGCGGCTTGGCTGGGCACGGTGCGGCGAGGCCCGGCATGGCGCGGCGAGGCAGGCGAGGCCCGGCATGGCGGGGCGGGACGTGGCCCGTCCAGGCGCGGCACGGCTTGGCACGGCATGGCAGGCGGGGCGGGGCGAGGCCGGGCGGGGCGAGGCCGGGCTTGGCAGGCATGGCAGGGTTTGGTTTGGCTTGGCGTGGCACGGCCCGGCCGGGCAAGGCCGGCAGGGCAGGTCGGGGCGCGGAGTGGCGAGGCGTGGCTGGGCTCGGCAGGCAGGGCTGGGCTTGGCATGGCGCGGCTGGGCTCGGCAGGCATGGCTGGGCGGGGCGCGGCGAGGCAGGGCTCGGCGAGGCAGGGCTCGGCGCGGCAGGGCTGGGCGTGGCGCGGCAGGGCTCGGCGCGGCAGGGCTGGGCGTGGCGCGGCAGGGCTCGGCGGGGCAGGCTTTTAACTAGAGGAGAAAATTCATGCGCGGACAAGCAAACACTGGTAACGGCAAAGCGGCACGCGACCAAATCCCGCCACCCGCGCCGGCCGAGATCGACGCCGTATTGCAAAAGGGCAAGGTTGAAACAGTCGTTATCAGCCCACCCAATATGCAAAAAGCAGTGCTGCATATTCGCGGCCTCTCACCGTACGTGCAGCACAAATTCAGTCAAAAGGCGCAAGCGCAAATGGAGGAGACCCAGCGCGCCGGCACGCAAGCGCGCAGCCGTAAAAAGCGCGAGGCGCGCGACTTCGAATCCGGTTATCTGGCCGCCCAGCATATTTCTGTCGAAGGCTGGCGCGGGATCCCGGCACCCGCCTTTAGAAATGCGATGATTGACGCTTGTCGCCTTGTCGGGTTCGTAATGACCAAGGCGAAACTATCGGTTTTCGTCGAGGCGGACGGATACGACGCGAGCGACGGCACCCCGCTCGTTAAAATCATTGGCGTGCCCGAGATTCATAAAGGCTGGGGCCGCAATGCCAACGGCACGGCGGATTTGCGCTGGCGGCCATTGTGGCGGGAATGGGAAGCGAACCTTCCTCTGCGCTGGGATGCCGATCAGTTCAGCGCGACTGACGTTTTTAACCTGACAGCGCGCGCTGGACTGCAAGTCGGTATTGGTGAAGGGCGGCCATCGAGCCCGAATAGCTTCGGCCTCGGCTGGGGTCTGTTTGAGGTTCTCGCCTGATGACGGATCGCGAAGCGCAACTCCGCAGCGAGCTCGAAGACCTAATCGACGCTGACGGCCGGATTTTCGCGGCCGACGTTGTCGATTTTGCGGTTCGCAATCCGGACAGCGAACTTCACCGCCGCTTTCAATGGGATCAGGCAAAAGCGGCTTATCAGCACTGGCTCCATACTGCGAGGCATCTGATCGCCGTCTACGTCCTCGACGTGCGCGGCGAGCGGCGGACGATCTCGCTCACAACCGACCGCGTCAACGGCGGCGGCTATCGCGAGCGAGACGACGTACTGTCATCGGCCGAGATGCGGCGCCAGGCAGTGCAAGACGCGATTGCCGAAATTACGCGCTGGCGTGATCGCAATAATCACCTGCACGAACTCGCGGAAATCTTCGCCGCGATCGATCGGGCGACGACTGGACCACCGCCAGCGCAGACCCGTCGAATGCGCCGGCTAACGCCGCCCGAGGAACGGCCGAGCGCGTGAAAAAGACGTGGCATGACGAGGCTTGGCGGGACATGGCTTGGCTAGGCAGGGCAGGCGTGGCACGGCGAGGCATGGCTGGGCGTGGCACGGCGGGGCATGGCTGGGCGGGGCGCGGCGAGGCAGGCGTGGCACGGCGGGGCATGGCTGGGCGGGGCGCGGCGAGGCAGGGCTCGGCGAGGCAGGCATGGCATGGTTCGGCTTGGCACGGCAGGGTGTGGCGCGGCCGGGCAACGCCGGCTCGGCAGAGTTGGGCCGTTCAGTGCACGAGCGGTCTGGGCTTGGCAATGCAAGGCAGGCGCGGCCCGGCGGGGCGTGGCACGCCGTGGACAGGCGGGGCTTGGCCGGGCAGGGCGCGGCAGGCGTGGTGTGGCGGGGTTGGATGCGGCGTGGCACGGCACGGCGCGGCATGGCAGGGCGGGGCACGGCAGGCGGGGCAGGGCGGGGCACGGCGGGGCACGGCGGGGCATTGGCTGGGCGGGGCTAGGCGGGGCAGGCGTGGCACGGCGAGGCGCGGCGAGACAAGGCACGGCCGGGCGTGGCGAGGCCGAGCGGGGCGAGGCAGGGCTCGGCAGGCACGGCACGGCACGGCACGGCGGGGCAATTTGGCTGGGCGGGGCTAGGCGGGGCACGGCATGGCTCGGCGAGGCAGGGCTCGGCAGGCGTGGCTCGGCATGGCGCGGCATGGCGCGGCAAGGCAGGGCGTGGCACGGCGAGGCAAGGCGAGGCAAGGGCAAGGGAGATTGAGTGATGGCTGAAACCGCGCGTCCGCAGCTGGTCAATCCGCGCGAGGCTGGCGCCCCGTCAGAGCCGGCCTTGTCCGCGGCGATCGCGCCCGTCGAGGGCGGCTTGCCGGCATTGCCGGAATTCGAGGCGATGCCGCGCGGGTTGCGGATTTTCTTTGATCCAAAATGGCGCGAGGCATGCCAGGCCGCGGCGACGAGTCTGTCGAAAGCGGTCGGCTTTGCACCGCCGCATCTGATCGGCAAGACCGAAAGCTGTCTCGCCGTCGTCAATCTGGCGCTGACCTGGAACCTCAGTCCTTACATGGTCGCGAGTTCCACCTATCAAATGCCCGGCGGCTCGGTCGGATATGAGGGCAAGCTTGTGCACGCGATCCTCGAAGCGTCGCGGCGGCTCGTTGGCCCGATCCGCTACGCCCATTATGGCGATTGGTCTCAGGTCCAGCGCAAATTCGAGATCAAGGAACGCCCCCGGCAAAACCGCGACGGGCGCGGCGATGACGAGCGCGGGCCGATCAAATGGGCGGCCCCCACTTACACCGCACAAGACGAAATCGGGCTCGGCGTCACAGTGACGTGCCGGTTGCGCGGCGAGGACGAAGACCGCCGGCTCGATTTCGACATGGTCCAGGCGTTCCCGCGCAATTCGACATTGTGGGCAACCGATCCCAAGACCCAATTGCAATATGCCGCGGTGCGGCGGTTGGCGAGCACGGTCGTCCCGTCGCTGCTGATGGGCGTTCCGTTTGACGGCGAGCCGGACGGCGGCGGCGATTGGGCGAGCAATCTAGTTGACGTCACCCCGCCGCTCGCCGAGCCCCGCGAACAGCCTGCGCAGCCCCCAGGGGCGGCCAGGGAACCCGGATCGCGCCGCCGCGCAACAACGGCAGCCCCAGCGGAAAGCGCGTCCGGGGCGGCCCCAGAGGCACCCACAAACCTTGGCCCTGGCCACGAACAGGGCGAGACGGCGAAAGGTGACGCGCCGGCGGCGACAGATCAGTCGCAACCGGTCCGGGAAGCGGCGCCACCGGCGCAACAGACCGCACAACCCGCGCAACAGCCTGCCCCTGGCCCGAACAGGGGGCGTCGGGTCCATTTCGAGGCGTGATGCGATGGAAGAAATCGAACGCCTCGAAATCGACCCCGATCGTTTCGAGATCGGCCGGACGATCGCGTCGATCGACGAGTCGACGACCGTGCAAATCGGTGAAGGCAAAGACCGGCTTTTGGTGCGCGCCTCGCCGCGGCGCGAAGGTTGCGGCGAGTGCACCTTTTGCTGCACCGCCCTCGGCATTAACGAATTGCAAAAGCTGCCGATGACACGGTGCCAGCATGTCGCCGGCAAGGGCTGCGGGATTTACCCAAACCGCCCCAAACCATGCCAGGAATATGCCTGCGGCTGGTTGCTCGGCAATTTCGATGCGCGCTTCCGGCCCGATCGCGTCGGCGCCT